GGTATTACAATCTCTTCTTCTTTTTTTTCTGGTAATGTTGCATCTGGTGTTTTTGTTTCTGGTATAGGTAACTCTTCGTTATTAACAGGTGCTTGTTCTGTAATGACGAGATTCTCAGGTGTATAGTCAAGAGGAATAAAACTAGGAAATGGTACATCGCACGTTGTAAATACACCATTAGGATCTTCAAGTAATAAATTACGATTACCAGTATTTTTTATATCACGATGTTGATAGGTACAACCAGGTACATCAATATCAGGTGGCTTTGCAATATTTATATAATGTTGGCTATATGGTTCTGGTATATCAGGTACATATATTTCTGGAATATGTATCTCAGGTATTTCCATTAAATAGGCAAAGACTTACCTGTAACAGATGGCAATTTTTTATCTATCTGACTAGGTAATATTTTTTGTACTTCTTGCATCACCTCGTTCATAACTTTTGTTTTAAACTGTGGCGAGGAAAAGTATCTGTATGCAAAGTATCCACCTCCAAGCATTGACGTTGACAATAATAATGAGAGGATGGAAGCAACCTGAGTTATGCGATTAAGTAACATGAAAGAAGCCTTTGCAAAAGCGTTAGTACCTGTGACTATTATAACTTTCTGTGGAATTTGTGCATTAGCACCACTTTATGTAGGACTTTCTGTTATTTCTACGAAGGTACACCAGAAAATACAGTAGGTGTTTTTGATTCTGTTATCTGTGCAGCAATTCTTGTTTCAATAGCTGTTACTTCATCAGCACCAATAGCAGCTTTAGCCCACGAAATTAAATTGTCTTTTGTAACAGAAGCTAACGCAATAAACGAGCCAGCATCAGCTTCAGCAAGACCTATAGAACCATAAGAAGATCCTGTGTGTGTTACAGCAGAATCACCACTACCTACAGTTTCAGAATCAGTTGCAGTCCAGTGAACAGTTGTTATAACGTCAGATAAAGAACCGACAGTTTTTGTTCCATTGTAAGAAATAACATTCCAAGTTACAGCCATTACTCAACAACCTCCGTTTTAATTTCAGTACTTATTTCTTCTTGTCCTTGTAATTCATTAAGTCTTTCAGAACAAGAATATGCTTTTATTTTAAAAGCATCACGAGCCACAACAAGTTCTTTTATCTTTTTTTGAATTTTATTAAATTCATCAACAGCAACTTGCATTTCAAGTTTTAGTTGGTCGATTCGTTTTTGGTTGTTTGACATAAGATTAAGAAACTTTATTTGCTATAAGATAAGTTTTATATGCAGATTTTACATCTGTAGACCATACCACATTACAAATATTTTTCACGACATCTGGTATCGCTGTCACACCATCAGGCTCTTTATCTAGTGGATTATCAACAAAATTATCTGAATCATCTAAAGTACCAGCATCAAGTGTGTATCTTTCAAAAGACCTTGTAAGTTCTACACCATCTTTTTTAATGACTGTTGCTTTTCTTACCTGTACATATTTGTACTGCGAAACGACTTCTAATTTGTCGTATTCAATTGATTCTGTCAGTGCCATTAGGATTAATCTCCGATTAAAACAGTTTTAGGCTTAGTTTTAAGACGTAGCGCGGTCTAATCTGTGTGGTAAGTAAGTGAACCAGATAGTCTAACAGTGCCAGAACTACTACCTGCAGCGTTTATTAGTATGCTTGATCCACCTGCAACCCAATCACCTTGCCTTGATGCAACTTCTCCATCTTCTGTCATTATTCTACCAGTTCCATATACACTAGAACCAGCAGCATAAGGCAACCCACTAAATATAACATAGCTTGATATTTGTATATCCCCTGCAGTATTAGCTGCATTAAAGAAAAGTTGTACCATTCGACCAATTTTTGTGTATCTGCCTGTATAAGTAATACTAGTTCCACTAATTGCACCAGCAGAAACACTAGGTGTCCAGTTTCCCTCTTCATAACTGTCCAGGGCGTTGGCTGCTGCGGTGTCTCCATTAAAGCAAAGACCTCCTTCAGATCTTACGCGTAATCTTTCACCATAATTTCCTTGATGTCTAGTTTGTACTACAAAATCAGAAGAATAACCAGTTGTTACTGAAACATTTTTAAGAACTGTTGAACCGAAATGTCCACTTGAACTGGTCGAACCTATTTGTATACCACTAAATCCACCATCAACTCCAGAGGGGTTAAATATGCTTAATCCGTTTGGTTGATTTGCTGTAGCAGAATAAACAGTAGTATCTGCGGATTTTCTAAGATCCATTTGTACACCTGCACCTGGTACGTCAGTAGTACCTATAGATAACCTTCCAGAGCTATCCAACCGCATTTTTTCAGCAACAGGATTACCAATACCGAATTTAATAAGTCCACTTGCATTTGACGAGTTAACACATAGATTGGTCTGTGAAGATATAAAAGCGTCACTAGCTGTTATATTTCCAAATGTACTTGCAGCAGAACCAAAAACTCCTTGAAATAACTTACCTGCACCAGTATCATTTCTTAATTCTACACTACTGGTTTGATTGCTGTTTAATCCTGATTTTACAACTAAAGCTAGACTATTTGCATTATTTAAAATATCTAATTTTGCTGATGTTGATGTAGTACCTATACCAACTGTATGATCAGACTTTAATCTCATGGTCTCATTGCCATCAGTATCAAAAATCAAATCATTTGTACTTGAATTTACATATATTTTGCATCTGCTTGCTATTGATTCGTAATCAAATCTCAAAGAAGCATCACCAGAACCACCATTATTAATTACTATTGTTGCGTCATTATCGCCACTTGCAGCTGTTGAACCAACACGAAATGAACTATCAGCACCAGAGCTAGTTTTTAAAATATCTAAATCATGTTGAGGAGAATTTGTGCCTATTCCTATTCGATCAGTAGAAGCATCAACAAAAAATAAATTTCCATTATTATCTCCTTCAATCCTAAAATCTGTATCTTCGCCACTTTCATTAAATGTTATTTCTGAGGTATCTATTTGTACTCTACTAACACCACCTGTTGCAATATCCAAAACATTTGCACCAGAACTAAAAATTCCTGTGTTCAAATCATCCCTAAAAGCTAGTGCAGGGTTGGTTGCAGTACCATCTTCAAGAGTTAATGTACCATCTAACTGTAAAAGTTCTACCCATGCATTATCACTGGAATTTCTTATTTTTAATGTTCCAGTTGTAGTGTCAGCCCAAAACATATAGGCTGCTGTGGTGCTAGGGGCAGAAGAACTACTATTATTAGACAATATTGCTTGTAATACTAGATTAAGGTCAGCCCTTACGTTAGCTCCAGTAGAATTGTCTATAACATAATCGTGAGTAGCCATTACCTAATCCAATTTTTTATCTAAGTATATCTTAAATCAATACTAACTACCACGACCAAAACCAACAGCAGTATAACTAAATGTTTTATTTTGTACAGCGTTACCTGCATTAAGAAATTTTATAGTAAATCCAGAACCACTTATATTAGTTATTTCGAAACGATCAGTACCACCAAGATCATTAGCAGTAATACCAATACTAGGTAATTGTGAACCTGCTGTTACAGCAGTACCACTAGCACCTGTAAAGAAAACATGATCAAAAGTAACTGCAAGTCCAGATGATGATGTGCCAGAACTGATATTAGATTTTTGTTCTGTTCTTCTATCTAATTCTGCTGTATAACCTAATTGATCTATTTCTATACTTTGTGCAGGGTCATCACTATCCATTTCACATCTAAACTTAAAACCTCTTCCAATATGAGTACCATTTGCAAAAGTATTAAATGTTTTACCAGAAAAATCACTATCCTGATAACTTGATCCATTACTAGGTGCAGCAGTTGTAGTAGCAACTAATAATTTAGCATTTACATCAAATGCAGTAGCAGCATCAAAATCTGTCCATGTATCAATATTTGCTGATCTTTTATCAATTAAATCATTAGGATAAAAACCTTGTGTAACAAAATGTCTAGTTAATCTTAGTGGATGAACAGAACCCAAATCTAAAATATTTGCAAAATCATAAGTACCTCCAGTAATATCAACAGCACCTAAGAAATCAAAGTCTGCTATTGAATCAAAATCTGTAACAGTATCTAATGTTTCTAATGAACCTAATACAAGACCATTAACATCATTACTAAAAAAACAATCAACTTTTGTACCGCCAAAAGGTGGGCTGTCTGTATCTTCTCTATCTGTAAATGTAAGTAATTTAGGTTGTGGGTCTGGATTAGTGACAACAACTGATGCTTCACCAGAACTTAACCTACCGCCATCATCCCTAAATTTTAAAATATACTCACCGTCAATTGCTGGAACAAGCGTTTCGCTAACAGATCCTGGCAATCTTGGAATTATGTCAACAGAATTTGTAAAAGTACCAGTACCATCTGTTAAATTACTATGTCTTACAACTACGTTACCGCCATGTAAAACATCAACGTCTGTAGATTGATTAAAACGCAAACGTAGTAATTGATCTGATACTGGTTCTACAAGTAAACCTGTAACATCAGCAGGTACAGCAGTTTTACCAACTGCATCAAAACTTAATGTTGTAGGTAGTACGCTTGGTTCAAACAATGCATTATAACTATATACTTCAAATTCATATGTACCAAGTTCAGTATCAAATATTTCAAAAATAGGACTTTGTACAATTGTTGTTTGAAAACTACCATTATTAAATTTATGTTTTACTGAATACTGTGTAGCACCAGCTACTGGTTGCCATGAAATAATTAACTTACTAACTGCCCTGTCACCAAGAACGATAATTCTTTCATCACCTGCAATGTTACTTGGCGCATCTTTTAGTTCTATTAAATTTTTTATAACTGGAATTGTTATTGTTGCACCATCTTCTACAAATGCATATTTTGCAGAATTATGAAACATTGCTGCAATTGTAAATAAATTATTGTCTTCCTTAACAGATATAACCTTAAAATCTTCAGTTTCTGTAGTTGCTCTTACTAGCAACCACACTCCATTAACTTGTGGTGCAGAAGTGTATGCACTAGATACTGTAATGACAGAACCAGATATTGTAGATATTGTTTTAGTCTCAAGTGTACCATCCGTAAGAATTACTGATAACTGATCACCAGTTGCTGCTGTTGTAGGTAAATCTTTTGTATTATCAACAGTTATCTCTGTTGTTGTAGCTGCTGATATTCTTCCTGACCTTCTTATCCCACTACGAACAGGATCTTGTATTGTAATAACATCACCTGGTCTTACTAAAGATCCTGCATCTGCTGTAGTAGTAAAAGCAACTGTCTCCGTTTCATTGTTTTGTGTGTACAAATGCCACAAACCCATTCTTCGTGCCTGTGCCTGATCACTGCATCCAATTGCTTCAATATTTTTTACAACAACTCCATATTTAGATTGATTAGCTGTAGTATCTTCTACAGTTTCATATTCATATGATCTAGTTTCATTTTGAAAATATTTAACATTAATTACTGTATCTTTTGTAGCTTGACTTGCACCTGTATATACAAAACCATCTTCTGTGACGTTTGCATATGAAAAAAAATAACTACTTGTTGTTGGTCTGTCTTGTGAAAGTGTAATCTTACCGTCTTCTATAAAAAGACTAGCTCTCATAGTAGAAGCTATTTTGTTTAATAATGTATAAGCTTGATGGGTACTTTGTATAACAATATTGCAGCTAAATCTAGGCGATGTTCCACCTTGACCATTGTCTATAAGAGTAGAATTGTATTCTGATGCAGAATAAAATGCATATTTGTCTACTTGATCTTCAGATACAAAATCACCAAATCCCGCAATACTTTCCGTGATAATGTCATAAAGAACCCAAGCTGGATCATTACACCATTCTTTTGCAGTTTTAAGTGTTCCATTAAAAGATCCAGTAAAAGATAAAGAACCATCAGATCTTACAGTTGCATTATGTGGTATTTTTACAAGCCTCCCACGGATACGATACATACGTCTAGGAACTGATCTAAATATTTCTGCATCAAAACGTATTGCAGCAACAGCAGTATTAGCATATGTTGGTCTTTCAAAAACCATCTCGGTAATTGATGTAAATTCAAAAGCGTTTTGCAATAAGTTGTCACTGCTATCTTCTGTTATTCTTGACACTGTTACTGTTAAAGGGAAATCAGAAGATGTTACAGAGGGAGATCCATCAGCGTTTAATGGGAAAATAATAATATGATCTTTAAAATAAGGTGATGTACTTTTACCAGTTATTGTTGCACCTAAATGTTGTATTGTAGAATCAGTCTGTACAGATACATCATGAATTATCTCTCTGACTAAAGTACCAGATTGATTGGTTAATTTAATATTATAATTGACAGTTGTACCAGATATATTTCCATCACTTTCTATTTTTTGTAGTCGAGGAAAACCAATAGTTACTCTTATACCCTCTGTATTTGTATCTGTAATAGTTATTACTTGTGCCTGAGATGTTGTAACTGTTACACCAACAGTTCTATCTCTTTCAGTTTCTGCAATACCTCTTATATTAGTTTGATCTGATGTACCTACTTTTGGTATAAAAGCTGGTCTAGTGTCATTTGTTCCAAAATTAAAGTCTGTATCATCAGGTGCTGTATTAGATGCAGATTCCTTAAGTACTTGAACATTATTTAAAAAAACATCTTTTAATGCAGTTCTGTGATAATCATCTGTTCCTAATGTATGACCTGCATCTATTGCAGATGGAAAACCTGCTATTTCACCTTCACAAAGTACATCTACTGTGGTTATATTTTGGCGAGAACCAATCTCGCCATCTTTCATTTCTGAATCGTAGTACCTTAAACCTTCTGATCCTTGATAATAAGAAAAATCATGTTTACGCCATCTAAAATCACTATTATTGCGTGGTAATGTCATTTATTATCCTCCAAAATATACAGGTGCAGTATCAGTTCCAGAACTGACAACTATAGAACCAGTATAAACTTCACCATATATTAAAGGTATGCACACACCACTACGAGATACGTTTTGTATGCCATTAAAAGAATAATTTATTCTTGCATCTGATTCACTTAGTCCACTATTCAAATCACCTACATTTGGTTGTTGCTGTGGAAAAAGCATATTTGTAACACCACTTATAGCCATTGATGTACCAATAGCTGTCAAAATACCACCAATAGCTGCAAACACTGCACCACCAACAGCAGTTGCAGCAGCACCACCTGCAAAAAATGCGGCAGCAACCCAAAACCATGCACCTGACACTACAGGAATAATTCTTATTTCACCCTCACTTTGAACTAACAAATCATTTTCTGTTTTTACTACATCATTATTTATTGTTATACGATACATATTTTCTTGTAAATGTTTATTTATCTTAGGATGATTACATACAAGATATTTATATACATCTTTCATATTTTTTACATCTGCATAATTAACGTGCCAACCTACTAATTCTGCTAATCTTCCATATACTTTTATTTTGCGTAAACCCTTTTCATCTTCTGTTCGTTTCCTATCTATAAATTTATCTTTTGCAAGCATTGGTTTATGTACTTTTGGTTTTAGTTCTATACATTCATCATCTAAAGGATTAAATATAAACCAAGATAACCCAAGAAAATCACAGTTTTTAATATCTTCTTCTGATGCTGTTAAGTCTCCGTTTGGGTGTGAATGACATATATGTAAAACAGTTCCTGTTTCTTCTGCTTTTGCGTAATCTTCTGGATCTATTGTAAAACTATTAGCACCTTCAATAGCTATATTTTTACATGGATAATATTCTTGTTTACCATCTACATCTATAACTAAACCACAACTCTCATCAGGTAATAATGTTTTGGCATGGTGTAATGCCTGTTCTTGCCAAGTGTTCATGCAAAAGTACCAACAGATGGAAAATCTTTTCTTGTAATTATTCTCTTAGGTGCATTACGAT